GGTCGCGTCTTTGTTGAGAGTGTAAGGCCGGAGGGTAATGGGCTGTACGCATACAAAGTGCATCCATCGAATCCCTTTGATTCTACCACCATAGGAACTACAGCCGCCTCAAACAACGTAGATACTACGGTGGGCAGCTCGAACAGCTTGTTTCCCGGTGTAGTTACACTCAAGGAGGGTGACGTTTACATGCGTATCAGGGAGCAGCTATTTAATCCTGAGTCGTCGTTTGAGCCAGTGTCTGGAACCACTAGGATTTTCGACCCGACAAAGGTTGATGAGGCCAGATACAGGAAGCAGATTGTAGAATCAGAAAGCGTTAGCGACTTCTTTGATTCTAAGGCGATTGATATAGGCCGACCATTTATTGAGACGGTAGAGCAAAAAGAGATTGTCCGCGAGTCGGCAGTGACGTACAGCGATAGATTTGTTTCTGACTCCAGCAGACTCAACCTTTCCTCGTTCAACCCATCGTTATTCCCATTCAAGGACTACAATAGTCAGCACGGAATCATTACCTATTTGGTTGATGCTGGCGAGTCCTTTTTCAACCTACAAGAGAACAAGATTAGTCTTACTCCGGTAGGAAGAACCCTGATTCAAAGCACGGGTCAGTCTCAGCTCGTCACCTCTACTGACGTACTTGGCAAGGAGACATACTTGGCTGGTACCTATGGCCCGGGAAGAAACCCAGAGTCAGTGGTCGAAAGGTTTGGTAGGATTTACTTTTCTGACATGTCCTCGGGCAAGGTCATTGCGGTGACCGCATCTGGCATCAGTGCGATTAGCGACACCAAGATGGAGTCCTTCTTTGAGACGGCCTTCATGAACGCCTTTGAAAGCTCATCGACACCCAAACTACCCTCAGGTATTGACCCAGAAAACAACGAGCTTATTGTCACTATTGAAAGCACGGACACGGCACCGCTAACCTTTGGAGGCACAGCTATTGGGGACATCGTTAAACCTCCAACGAACCCCGACGTTACATCTGCTGACGGCAGGGTGTCAATCGTTCCATCTACCAACACCCTGACTTGGGACAAAGACGAATACCCTTGGGATAGTGACCACATTGATGGCGATGACAGAGAGCCCATTTGGGACAAGACTCACGCCGGGGTTGTGTATGCAGACCTTCTCATGAAGAGGGGCTCTGTTTTCGTTGACCCAATTCATGTTGACAAGGGAGACAAGATAGCTGTAGACGTTGTATTGAGTACGTCAGGAGAGTTTAGAGGGACTGCTGAGCTGTCGTGTAAGGATGGCTCAATCAAGTTCTGCACTAACATCATTGACATCGGGACTGATGTAGCCTCAGATGCGTCAGATGCCGTGGCTGTAGGCAGTACCGTCACCAACAACGGAGACACGATTGCATACTCTACAACGAAAGAGTTTTGGATGACGAGGTACAGCTTCATTCCGGAGATGTATGCTCACATTCACAATAGATTCTTCTCCTTTGAAGCGGGTCAGATGTACAGGCACAACATCAATACCACGCGAAACAACTTCTACGGGAATCAATTCACCTCAACCATCGACGTGGTTTCAAAGCAGTCACCATCCATGGTTAAGGCTTACACAGCCATGAGTATTGAGGGCAACGACACTTGGTCCGGAACCGTAGAAAACGTCACACAAACCACGAACATTACGGAGGCAATGTTTGAGGAGAAAGAGGGCATGTACTACACGAACATTCCTAGGGGTATTGCTGCAAACGCCAGCGATTCTATTGGAACTGAGCGTGTTGTTTTGGGTGTTGTTGCATCACAAGCAAACAGCAACAAAGAAATTACCTTTACTTCTAGGATTAGCAACCTTCCGTTCGGTCTTGGAGACCAAGTAAAGGCAATCACTGGGTCAGGTGAGGGGACAACAAACAAAAGCATAGAATCAATAAAGGACAGAAAGACAATCGTGGTAGATGAAGACCCCGGAAACCTAGTTGGTAGCACGCTATTAGCCTTGTCTTCTGATGTAATCAACGGAGAGGTTTTGAGAGATTACTACGCCAAGTTCAAGCTCGTAAATGACAACACATCTGCGATTGAGCTGTACGGGGTCAATGCGGTGTACACACCTTCTCCACTAGATAACTCACAAAACCAGTAAATTTGTAGACATGGGACCATTCGATGAACTAGGAGGGGCAGACCCAAACATTCCACCACCACAAACGCCCGACAACACTGGCGGAGGAGGGGGAAGCACATTCTCCCCTGCAACAGCAGCTGTGGGAATGATAGGCTCTGGTGTCGCCACTGCTTTAGGTGGTGTTGTAGACATTTTTGCTGGGAGTGCTGGAATTAAAAGAGGTGAAGAGGCACTTGGGGTTGCGGAGGCAGAGCTAAAAAAGCTCAAGGCTTCTCAGCCATCTCTGTCAACACCCTCAGAGTACTACGAGGCTGCAAAGAATGCCTATGACCAAAGACTGGTTCAGATGAGAACCGAGGACATTAACCGTTCCTTAGCTACCACAACGCAGGCAGCGGGTCAGTTTGGGGCCAGAGGTCTTGGGGCTGTAATGCAGGCACAAAGAGACGCTCAATCTCAGATGAGAACGGAAGCCCTAACGCAGCAACAGCTGCAAACACAGGCTCTCACGAACTTGGCCGATGCAAGACAGCAGGAAGTTGCCAGAAGGGAGGCACGCTCTACAAGAGACCTTGAGTATGGTTACGACGCACAGGCACTAGCACAAGCTCAAGTTGCTCAAGCTAGACAGCAGCGTACAGCAGGATTTGCCGGTGCTCTTGGGGGTGCAGCGCAAGCAGGATTGGGCGCATTGGCTCTTGATAAAATGGGTGGATTCGAAGCACTTGCAGCAGAAAAGGGCGCGAAGGTTCAAAAGACACCGGGTGAATTTAACCACGACACGAATGAGATGTACGTCGTGGACGAGGACGGCAAGTCCGTAGGTATCGCTCTTACTGGTGGCGAATACGTCATTGCACCAAAAGACGCAGCTCAGTTGAGAAACCTTTCAAATAAAGGCAAATCAGGTCTGCACAAGTTTGTTAGGAAGCTTGTAAACAGATTCGAAAAGGCAGACTAACATGGCAGAAGGAACAAGATTTAAGACTGGTTTTCTCCCAGCACCAATAAGCTACACCAACATCGGTGCTCAGATTGGGGACAGGATTAGCAAGGGCATTCAGAGCATGTCTGATGAGTTTGAGAGAAAAAGAGCTCAGGCAAATCAGACTATGGGATTTACTGATGCCCTAAAGGATGCTGTGCCTGCGGGCATTACTTCAAGATACCGGCAGGGTGCTCAACTTCTTTTGAATGAGTATCAAAAGGCAGCTACAAAAGCGTATAGAACTGGTGTTCAATCAGACATTGACGAGTATCAAAGGCTTCGTGGAGAGTTCATTGAGTTCAAAAACATTGCAACAGCCAAGAGTGCGTTAGATAATCAAACAAGACTGTCAATCGCACAGGGTAATTTCAAGAACCTTTCAGGTGGTATTGCAGAAAACTTAGATAAATACAACGAATACTCTAAAGCAGACTACAGCTTCAACCCAGCCACTAGACAGCTTGAGGTTACCGCCGACGGAGGTCAAAAGTATTGGAGGGACTCTAACATCGGGGACATGAATGATGTGTTTGTGCCTTCTGTTCTTTGGCAGGGCACAGAGTTCATGCCAGAAAAAGTAGGATTGTCAATCTATGAAGACGTTCTACAGCCAAGAGAAGTAGAGCTTCAGAAGAGAACGGATAGGGGTTTTGCCACAGGAGAGCTCAAGGATGCGGAAGCCTATGCCTTGATTGATGCCAACCTAAAATCTCGTCAATCTGTTCGAGGAGCTGAAATGCTGGAGGCCATTCAAGTGACTGGCTTCAAGAACATTGAGAAGCCGGGAACCATCAACCTCAATGAAGAAGACTTGGCCGATGCTGGGGTAATTTACAATGAGGAGAACTTGTTTGCCAATCCTATTGACAAAGACGGAAATTCTATTGGCAGTATTGGTTCTGGCTCCTTGAACAGCTCAGGTGAGTTTGTCTTTGATGTAAGTGATGAGGAGATTTTGAACTCCGGATTGATGCCAGAAAGTGCCAAGGAGTACATCCGAACGAGACAGGCCATCAAGCTGTACATGGAATCGAGTGCGAAGATTGCGTATGACCGCATCAAGAGGGACAATCAGATGTCTTCTGACCTTACAAGCAGACGCACTGATGCTGCCAATGAAGCAAGGCTCGAAGCCACTCTCGAAAAAGACGCTCCAGCAACAGACCTCATCCCTGTAAAAGATAGACTTACAATTCCTGAGTTTAGGGATGAAGAGAATAATCTTAGAAAGGCAGAAGAAGTAGATGTTTACCGAGTCCCTGCAAGCGTCAAGGGTAGGGAGTTTAAGTTTGTCGTAGAGGGGCCAGAGCTCACACCAGAAGAGAAAGCGGCTGGTAAAGAGCAAGCTGCTCAGACGGTTCTCGTTACCAACGCCGTCCTTGATACCAAGGGAAATCTTGTTGCCTACGATATTGCTACTGGACCGGGACTTATTGAGGGGGTGCAGCAAGACATTGCTGGTCTCGACTTGAGCACAGAAACTGTGTTTAAGAACGACTCAAGGTTTGAGCTAATTAACAGCAAATTCCGTGCTGTTGACCAGCCAACAGGCAGAAGAATTGGTAGGGACATTTTGGAAGAGGCACAAAACCGAGTGATTCTAGCAGAGTTCAAGGCATCTCAAGAGGGAGGTCAGGAATAATCCGTATTTTTGAGTCATGGACGAACAGTTAAAGGCACTGCTTACAGAGGCGCAGGCTAATGGTGCTTCTGAATCAGAACTTCTAGCGATTATTGCCCAGTACAATAGTCAAAAAAAAAAAGAAGACACTTCACAATCTCCCTTGGTTTCGGAGGTGGGTTCGTTGGATTCAAGCTCGCCTACACCTCTGGGTGGAGAACAAGACGATGCACTTTCGGATTTTCTTACGGCACCGAGGATAGGTGATACGCGGATTCCAGAGTTTGAGGCAAACATTCTAAACGATTATGCCGCGTCGTTCGACAATGCGTACCTCCAAACGATTTATGAAAAGTTTGACGTTTCCAAGTTTACGGATATTGTCGGCATTGATGGCACTCAATCTAGCTATCAAGAATTTCTAAATGCCTTTAACCAGTCAACTACCGAGGACGAGAGGTTCACAGCTAAAAAAGAGCTGGTTGATTTTTTGATTGAAGAAGGAGACCCTGATTTTGAGATAAACAGAAAGGTTCTTGGCGCGGTGACGGATGAGGTTTACAAAGACCTCACTGGAAACCCAGAGCTTGAGGGAGAAGGCATCTTAACGCCTGTTCCTCTCAAAACTCAAGTGTCTAAATCCCTTCAAGACTTAGGCTCGGGAGTTGCTACTAGGTCTGGTGCCAAACTTAGGGAGAATCTACCTCAAGAGATTCTGCAAGACCCCAAAAAGGTAAGCGATTATGAGAGGTATTTGTATGACAATTACGGGTTGTCTGTTGACCTAAATGAAGACAAATACATCGGTGGTGTAGAAGTCGTTGAAGGTGGTGCTTTTGCTGGATTTGGACGTTCTGTATCTAAGGCGTGGAAAGAAACCATGGCTGGTGCAAACTTCATGCTTGGTGACGCAGTGGCTACCATGTTTGGCGACGACAATGCGTTTACTCAGTGGGCGATTCGTGCTGGTGAGGAGGGTAGCAAGCAGGCGGAAGAGATTGCAAAGCAGCTGCCGATTTCTCTAGAAAGACTTTCAGCCAAAACAGACAAGGTTCTGTCTGGTCAGGGTGATGAAGGTGAGTTTGATGACTTGATTAACGACTACCTAAGAATGGGCGGAGAGTCCGTCCCAATGATGGGAGGTGCAATCGCGGCTGGGGTGTTGACTAGGGGCGCGGCATCGAGAAGCACGGGGCTTGCACAGCTGAGGTCTTCATTAAAGGGGTTGAAGCGTGTTGAGCAGATTGCCAAGGTCAGACAATTCCAAGCCGCTGGAAGAACTGTTTCTCAAGCCAAGAAAATTATCAAGACAAGTCAGACTGCTGGTGCGTTTACCGCAACTAGTGCCATGGGTATGGGCACACAATACAATGCAGTAAGAGACGAGGAGTGGTTCCAAGAAATGAGTGGGGCAGAGAAGGCCGCATACACTTCAATCATGGGTGTTGCCGAAGGTCTTCCCGCACTCGTTGCGGCAAACATCAGTGCGCGAGCACTGGGTAGGCTTTCTAGGGCTGGTAAGGAAAACTTTGTCAAGGGCTTCTTGAAGGCGACAGGTCTGGGCATGATTGAGGAGGGTGCTACCGAAGCCACTACAGCTGCCATCCAGTTCATCACAGAGTCTGGGTTTAGGGATGGTGTCTTGCCGTTTGAGATGGCTGGATTGGGGCGCATTCGATTCAACGACAAGTTTGATGTCGATGGCTTTACAGCCGCAGTAAAAGACGGCTTGTATGGGGGTATTGCTCTTGGTGGGGGTGTGTCCGTAACCGCACAAATCCCGGGTGCCATTTACGCTGGTGCCATGGCAGTTACATCGCTGCCCGCAGTACGCGACTCCATCAAAATTGATAAGCTCACTAGAGAGTACGACAGCGCACCCGACCAAGCCACAAGACAGGAGATTGGCAAGAAGCTGGAGGAGGCTGTTATGGGGCGGGCTACTAGAAACCGCAACAGAAGAAAGTTTTACGAAGACCTATTCGAAAACAACAAGGAGGCTTGGTCACAGCTTACTGGAATCCAGAAGCAAATCATCCGACTGGGCTTGCAGTATGAGAGAACTGAGAAGGGCGAAACCCGCGACGGGTTCAAGGCAGAGATGGTTGCCCTCCTTGAGGAAAGAACCAAGCTTGAGAAGGAGCTTGGAATGGAGTACGACCTTGACATCAACAAAGAGTTCAAGCGTGTCAGCGGTAGAATCTCTAAGATTGACAGGTATTACAACGACTACGGCTCTCTGTTTGAGGGTGACTCAGAGTCCACCACTGTCACCGGAGAAAACGCAGACACAGTTCTCGATGCGATTAACGAGGTCACATTCAACAGGATTGACCAAGTTGAAAAGCTAAGCACGGGGGTAAGCATGAAGCGTGCTCTCAAAAATGTGGTAACTGTAGCCAAAGCACTAGCCAAGACAGGTAAGTTTGAGGGTGTTGTAATTCACAAGACCGACACATCATTCATGAACGCGACTGGAGAGGCTCTTGGTCGCGGCATGTGGCTGGGCAAGGGTAGGATTCACATCTACGCACCAGCTGCCATGGAAAACACCTCCTTTCACGAGGCGTTTCACGACCTTGTTCTTGAGGCTATTGGTGAGGATGCGGTACAGCAGCTGTCAGTCTCTTTGTACAAGGGGCTGTCTGGAGAACTGCGAAAGAAGTACAACAACTTCCTTGCTGGTCAAAGGGGTGTTACACGTCGTCAGGCGCAAGAGATGGAGAGAGACCCCATGACTGCTGAAGAGTTCTTGGTTGAGCTGCTTGGGGACATTACGACTGGCGATGTAAGTATTGAAGTTCAAAAGGGACTGGTAAATCAGTTCAAAGACTTTGTTGCCAAGGCCGTTAACACCATCCCCGGTGTAGAGGTGGACATGACTGAGGCAGACCCAAGGGTAGCAGACCTTGTTACAGCTATCCAGAAAATGACTGGTCAGCTTGCAGCTGGTGAGGCAGTAACTGCGACCGAAGACCTGCGTAAAGCCGCTGTTCGTGCGGGCTATAGCGCGATGACGGTGGAGCTCGCCGACATGGATGCCAAGGCTCAGGGAATCTTTGCCAGAAACAGGGATGTAGAGGAGGTTACCGATGCTGGGCGTTGGGCGGCTGCTATGGCAGAGGCTACGGATAGGATGAAGGAGCTCAAGCAGAAGATGTTCCTTCAGGTTACCGCCATGACCGAGGCTCAGGCGCAGGAAATACTTGATGACGGCGGCAAGCTGTTTATGACCAAGGATGGGCTAGGGGGTGCGTACCTCAAAGCCGACGGGTACATGGGCGGCCTGTTCAAAAACCCCGACTCACAGCTCAAAGCAATTAGCGGTCCACTTCAGACTATCAGAGCAAGAGAAGGCGGCAAGTTCTACGATGCGTTTGCTACGAGGCTCGAAGAGATTTACGTCAAGAACGGGTGGAAGCCAGTTGCTAGACTTGACTTCGACGAACAGTTTGCGCCAGAAGGTTGGAACGACCCGGACTCTCCGCTGAGAGACAAGCCGGACGTTGTGTTTTTCGTGAAGGGAGAAGGCAAAGTCGGTGACGGTATTCGGATGTCGAGGGGTCTTGAGGATGACTACGATAGAGCATACGACTACACGAAGAGTGTTGCCGATGGTAAGCCACAAGCCCTTGTCCGCGCCCTAGAAGAGAAGGTGGGTAGGGAGTCATACCTCCAAACTCAAGGTGTGACTGAGGAAGAATTGGAGAAGAGAAAGGAGGAGCTTCGTCTTGAAGAAAACCAAAGACAAAAAAGAACCCCGAAGGTTGTAGATGCACTGAAGAGGTATGTTGCTCAAGAAATTACGCAGGAACAGTACATCGAAATTGTAAGAACGGAATCCCCCATCACGCCGTTCAAGGTTGTTCCTGAAATTCCCCCAACTCTGGACATGGGTGCTGTCTTGACCAGCAACAAGACCGAGACGGGAATCATCGGACTCAATAAAGAGGTTCCTGACAACTACTACGTTGGTTTGCGCCTAGATATTCCTGCCTATGACTTCTTCGATACATGGGTAGTTTCCGTTCACCAAGGTTCAAAGACGGGTGAAAGGTCACCACACATGGGAGGAAAGCCCATTGGCTATGCTCAGACTGCGCTTGCGACAAACGTAGAGTTTCATTCCGTTCCTCTGGGTGCTTTGAACATCGCCTTGGAAAAAAACAAGCAGACTATCGCAAGAATGTTTGGTGATTGGAATAACCACAATCCCGGAGAGCTTCGTCAGCGTGCGATAGACATCATGGCCGGAGACCAGTACAACATCTCAGACCACCCCGTAGGAAAGCACGAGGGTTGGGTGCAGGTGGGCATGAACCCCTTCCGTCACAGCTGGTTCTATGACAAGAGGGACGGTAATCCCATTGTGTCTGCATCTGAGGTCATTCAGATTGGTGCCCTTGTACTCGCTAAGGATGTAGAGAAAGTTCCCGTCACTGACGAGCGATTCAGCATAGTCACCAAAGATGGCGTGCCAATTAAGTTTCAGCACATCCTTCCGGGTCAAGACGGCATGGACACCAAGGTGTCTTTTAGCAACAAAGCCCAGAAGTTTGGTCGCATCTCAAACAGATACGCGGTAGAGGACGGTGAGTTCGAAGAGAGTGCTGATGTGGTGCTTCACAATGCCGTGTTCGATGAGGTGCTCAACGAAAGCAGAGTGATTGTCTCCTCTCCAGACCACATGCTCGTTGGCACAGTTTATCTGGACGACGAGGTTCTGGCTGAGGGTGGCGGTGGATTGTACTATCCTGTCCGCACCAAGAATACATGGGCGTTCGGTCAGAAAGGTGATGCTAATGCATTCAAGAATACGGTAAACCAGATGCGAGCCGATTCCCCTGACGGTAAGGTGCACATCTTACTTGTCAGCGGAACCGACGACAAGGTGAAGAGCAACATCACCACGATGGAGGCTACGATGAACCTCATGGACAGCCTTGTCGGTGAGAAGATTCTTACACAGAATCAAGTTGACAAGCTCATCGTTGATTCCTTGAACGACATCATCGACGCTCTCCCAGCTAAGGATGAGGGTAAGTTCGGCGATAAGGTTAAGTTCAAGGGTAAGCGAGCTGACATTCGTGCAGCTGTAGAGGCAAGCCTGCGTAGAACAGACAATACCTCGTTCGAGCTGAGAAGGAAGTACATGGACAAGCTGTTCGCCAACCTTGGGCGTATGTCTGTGATTAAAGAAAACCCCAAGTCTCTTGCCACCATCAAGGAAATGACTGGTGTGGACAGGATGACCAAGGGTCAGGTGGGTAGCACGCTGAAACGAACCACTATTCTCGCCATGATTGAGGGGTACTTGCAGGGTGTCCCACAAGACGTGGTGTACGCAGCTATTGAGGTTGACTCAGACCTTGAGGTTGACATGATGCCGGGTAATGAGGCGTTCCCAGCCGCTGTGGTTATGAGGGATGCCAACGGAAACAAGAAGACACCTAAGATTCACTTGTTTGCAGACAAGCCCCACGTTAACGACGTAATGCTTGACAACGAGACTGGCCTTAGCAGGGCAGACTTCATGGAGGCTAAGCTTGCCGACGGTGAGTACGCCATGAAAGAGGTGAGAAAGGGTGTGTTTGAGAGGAGAAGCGAGGCGAACGAGCGCAAGGCGATTGACGGCAGATGGAAGGGCAGCATGGGCTTGCTTCAGGCGGCCTACGGGCGCGGTAAAACCAGACCCAAAGCTCAGGCCATTGCTGATACGGAGGCTAAGGCTCAGGGCAGCTTCTTGAAGAAGGTATCTCAGATGATTGATAAGGCGTACCCGTCGCCAATCATCACCAGAGACAAGAGAAGAAAGAATCCAGTGACTGGACTTGACGAGTCTCAACAGATGGATGCCTTCGCCTACGCTAAGGATGAGGTCATCAAGACCCTGATGGACATGGGCATGTCTAAAGAGGGGGCTGAGATGATGTTCAAGAAGGCCGTTGCCTACAAGCAGGGTCGATTGCAGGGTAAAAAAGAGGGTATGCGTGTGGCTATGGCTAACGCAGCTGAGACCCGCAAGATGGGAACCAAGGCCAAGAACTTACAGAAGGCTCTCACGCAGCTCAAGGACAAGTCAAAAACATTCAACGAGTTCCTGACTGAGGCTATCAAGCTGATTGACGAACGCATGAAGGAGAACGCAAAGACTCCATTCACCCGCTCTCAAATCACAGCTATGGTCAAGGCCATCAGACAGGCTCACAAGACAAGCGGCAAGCGCGTTGAAGCGGAGGGGCTGGAGGCTATGCAAACCTTCATTGACAAAATCTCTGCCATCTTTGACAAGCGCGACTCCAAAGCAGAAATGCAGCGGTACTTGGACGGCATCAAGCATGCTCAGAAGTTGCAGAAGCGACTCAAGAGAATGGCTAGGCCGAAGGGTAGAAGCGGAGCAGCAAAGAACGTAACGACCTACGCCAAGATTGCAAACGGTCTTGCTAGAATCAACCCGGCCCTGCTTCCTCAGAACGAACTGGAGGGTTTCGTAAACACACTGATGTCCACCATCAGCTCGATGTCCAAGACCAAGGCTGTCTTTGACCCTGAGATTGAGGCGTATGTTGGTGCTGCCTTCCCCAAGGCCGAAGCACAGCTGCTGTACAACAAGCTCAGCAACTATCAGGCTATGGAGGAGCTGGGTAGGCAGGCCGTATTCATGGCTCGTGCTCAACTTCGTGCGGCTAAAAACAACACCACCGTAGAGGAGGAGTATGACAAGCTGGTCAAAAACTACGAGCGCAGTAGGCTGTCCTCTAGCAGGAGAGCCATCCTAAAATTCATTGACGAGAACCCAACGATTCAGCACCCCGACACAGGTGAGACCGTTGTTCTCAACGCAAGCAACCCCGCTCACGTTGACCTGATTACTCAGATTTTGGCTGACCAAGCGGTGACTAAAGAGGAGTTGCAGAAGGATGCCATCATCAACGATGTGCTACTACCAAGGATTGTAGCCAACATTGAAAAGCTTCTAGAGGATACTCAGATTGCCGACATTCTTGGAATCTACAGCGTGGAAGACCTTGACTTTGATAAGCTCAGAGAAAGGCTAAACAAGTTGAAGAGGCATCACATCATCAACCTTGACTACAGGCTTGACGACTACATTGTTAACGACTCGGTGTACGGCATCGGGTACATGCACGCTTTGGTGCAGGGCAACATCGACATGCCCAGTAAGCTCGACCGTCTGGTAAAGCGTAAGGGTCTGAAGGCTAGAAAGGGTGCGTTCTTTGGCATGCTGGATACCGTAAACTCCTACCTGTCCAACGTCATTCCCACTGACAGGATAACCTTTGCCAAGCTTAGGGTTGCGATTGGTTTGGCACAGCTAACCAATGACTTTGCTAAGGCTGACTTCATTCACAGTCAGGTTGTTGAGCTTCTTGAATCTGAGATTGACAGAATCACTGAGGAGGGTGGAAGCGTAACCACGAGAATGGATAGGGCTATCATGCAGCTTTACTCTATGGCTAAGCAGATGCCCGAGTTTGAAGGTGAGCGCGGACAGGCTGAAGCTGCTTGGTACTTGGAGCTTCGTAATGCAATGCGTAGAACCATTGACTACTACGCTGAGCAACAATCTTTTTCTAATCAAGAGATTGATGAATTTGAAGATGCATTTTCATACCTGTTTAATCAGGCTGAAACCCTTCCCGAGATGATTGCTCGTATCGAGTCTGAACGAAAGGACGTGGTGGAGATGGTGCAGTTCACAGCTGACATCCACACCAGCCTCATGCCAGCGTTCAGGAACTACGTTGAAAGGTATCTTGGAAAGGAGTTGGTTGTGGAAGACAACTACACGGCGTTCGAGGTTATCCCAGAGACGGGAGCAAAGGACGTGGACGACATGCTTCAAATGCGAATCTCTTTGAATGATGCCCTTGCAAGCAGCTCTCTTTCGCAAACCAAGAAGGTGGCGGGCAGTAGCTTCGAAAGAAACCCCCGCTCCCTAAAGGGAAAGAATCGTATCGGTCTTGACTTCCTGTCTGTCAATGAAAGAACGCTGAGGGACAACATCATATTGTCCAACACCGTAGGTTCTGTCGTCAGAGCCAACTATGTGCTGAACAGTGATGCCATGAAAGCCTTTATCCCGAACGCAAAAGTTCGCATGGAGCTTGAGAGAAAAATCATGCTTTACGTTCAGCAGGATACCGGCAAGATTCCTCCAGTGTTCCAGCCTACATTTAAGGCAGTTGGTTTCAGGTTTATCAATCCCATCAACCTGCTTCGTAACGCCGTAATCGTAAAGGCATTTGGCAGCTTTGGGATTCAAACTCTGAAGCAAAGCACGGTTCTTACGTCGGTCATGTTCCAGACAAAGAACCCAATTCAATCCATCCCTTACTTGCTGACGACGCTGACGGAGATGGTTTACTTCTCACTCAAGACTCTGGCTCAGAAGGACTCTAAGCTTGCTCTTGATGACGGCAGATACAAGCTTCTTCAGAACTCACCCGTATTCCAGAGAGACTACGAAGCGGGTAACATCGACCCGTACACGGGTAGAATGAGTCTCGACGAGGGCAACTTGCAAAAGGCTATCAGGACTTTGAGCGATATAAGTTTGAAGAACCTCAAGGGTACGGACAAGGTTGCGGCTGTGGCATCGTGGTTCACCTTTTACGGCGACGCTCTGATTAGCGAAGGTGTGGTTGACAGCTTCGACCAAATTGATTGGGATGCAGAAGCGGTGAATCCAAACCAAACGGCGTTGAGCTATGCTGATGCCATGGTGAACAAAGACCAAGCTGCATCTACACCGAGAGAGGCGGCCGACCTGTACATGCAAGAAAAGGGCGTGAAGTCTATCATTGCTTATCTCGCGCAGAACATCTTGCTTCCGTTCTCAAGGTTTGCTGTGAACAAGAAGCGAAGCATCTCCTCGGACTTCATGAGAATCTGGAAGGGTGATTTGGATGCCAAGAAGGAGGGTAGCGTTGCCATGCTTGGTCACGCTGCTGAACTTACTCTTTTTGCCTACATCGGAAAGGTTTTGATTCCTGCAATCTCCAGCATCTTCATCGACGATGACGAAGAGGACATGCCTAAGGATTCACAATGGAGGGACATCTTATCTCAGGTGATTGTTGATGCTCAACCACTTCCTCCAATGGGGGTGCTTGACAATCAAATCAAGGGTATGCTCAACGAGCATCTACTGTATCCCTATGATGTCATGATGGAGGGTGACTTTGACTTGGGTGATGAGGACGGATACGAGCGTTGGACAAGGCTGGGTAAGGGTGCTCCAATGTATTACAAGTCTGCTCCTAAAGACCCTACTCAAGGATTCACGAGGTTGCTTGGCCCGTATGGAGACTTCATTGATGATGCCAGAACGATTGCAGAAAATCTTGCCTTGCCACCAAACCGCGTGGTTTCAAGCAACGGAACTGAGTACTTCGTCAGACCGGAAGACAAGGAGGCAATGCAGTTGCACTACTACTTGAAGACCTTCCTGTTTGCCGGACAGATGTTTGGATTGTCCAGCAAGGAGATTGATGTTCTGGTTCGTGACTTGGACAACCTGCCAAGAGATAGGAGGCTGTCTAACGAAGAGGCACTTGCCGCATACGAAATCGTTGCCAGTAAGTACGGGGAGAAGTTCGAGGGTATCGCAGGAGAGGAGCGACTCAGAGAAATCATTGATGACAAGGACTCAGTGTTCGACAAGCAAAGGGCAGTCCAGTCAACACGCACCTCACTGAAGCCAATCCTTGCTGAGAAGCACATGAAGGAGACGTACCCCGACCAGTACAAGTCATTCATGAGGGAGACAAGAAAGCTCACCAAGCAGCTCAAAAACGCACGCGATTACTACGCCTATCTGCGTGGTAAGAGACAGGACATGGAGGCTCAGGAGTTTGCTGAGTTCAAGCTGTTCCTTGACACCTACTTTGGAATGGTGCGCCCCTCGTTCTACGTTGAGAAGCAATACATAGAATCTGTTGAAGAATGAAACTAGAGGTGATAAGGTTTAGCAGTCAGAAGCGGGACACGCTGGGGCTATTGTTTGATGTGAGCAACGGTACAGAGTTCCGTGAGTTCCTTTGCTTCACACTTGAAGACGAAGACAGGGAAGAGAAGGTCATGCACGAAACCAGAATATCTGCGGGCACATACAAACTGAGGCTAAAGACTTGGGGTGGATACCACGACAGGTACACCAAAAGGTTCGGCGAAATGCACAAGGGGATGATTGAGGTGTTGGACGTTCCAAACTTCAAGCACATCCTGATTCACTGCGGTAACGACGAGGACGATACCAGCGGGTGCCTACTACTCGGTAACAGCCAAACGGAGAACATAGTGTCCACTGGATTTGTCGGCGGCTCGACCGAGGCTTACAAAAGAGTTTACCCTCCCATTGCAGCAGCGTTGGAATGCGAGGAATGTACAATCACATACACCGATTACGATGGCTGAGAAAAAGAAAATCAAAGACACTGGACTGGGTAAGTGGCTTGCCAAGGCCGCACCTAATGTTCTCAACACCGTGGGAGACCTACTCCCTGACAGCGGAGCACTGGGCATGGTCAAGAACCTGCTCGACAAGGAGCCGGGAATCTCCCCAGAGGAGGCGAGGGCTCGCGTAGATGCAGAGATTGCTTACCAGAACAACGTGACTGAGCGTTGGAAGGCTGACATGAGCAGCGACGTAAAGCTGGCTAAGTACATCAGACCCGTTACCCTGATTGCTCTGATGGCTATGTTCGTTGTGACCATGGTGTTAGACTCAATGGACAGCCTTCCATTCAATGTGAAGGACAGCTACGTCTCCTTGCTTGAGATTCTGATGCTGACATCATTTGGTGCCTACTTCGCTGGTCGCACAATCGAGAAGTCCAGAAAGTAAAACCCCCGCTCCGAAGAGCAGGGGTCTGAAAGGTAACCAAAATCCGTTATGCACTATCCGGCGTAACGCAATGCAAGATACGGGTTTTATGGCATTCGCCAAAGCTCTGACACCTTGCATTACTGGGAGCTCAACCATAGGACATGAAGACGGGTGTCTTCTCCCCAACGTATGAGCCTACTACATTGTATTCCATGAACTCGACCGCATCTTCAATCGTCATGCCGTCCCTGTGTATCAAGATGGAGACGCAGGTGTCGTAATCGTACACCGCCACGACATTCGAGCCTTGAGTGTAGCCAATCAGGGCTTCCTCAAATCCATCAGCCAGTAGCGCGTCGTTCTCTGCTAACACGTCAATAAGGTACTGCCTTTTGAAGTTGTTGAGACCAGCTAGAAATTCCTTGGTGGGTTGTACGTTCATTTCAAATCCATTACGCGCAAGAACATCTCCCCGCTCTGGGAGTCAAACGTCTTAATCGCCTTGTAAATTTTACGAGACTCCCTTCTCACAGCTTCGCGCTCAGCCTTGGTGGACTCAGTGCCAAGGGCACAGTAAAGAGCGCAGTCCATTCTGAGAAGCTCATCCAGCTTCTGTTTATTCGTCCACGTTGTGAACCCCAGAACCCTGTCGATGTCTTTAGTAGTATAGGCCATTGAGGTATGAGTTTATTGCCTGCTCTACTCGCTCCTCTTGACCCTTGGGGCACTTCTGGTACAGCACCTCCTGTATCCTGTCAAATCCACCACGCCAGACGTGTTTTTTTCTTAGTCCCTCCACCTTACTCTCCAGCTCGGTAATCTTCTTGCGAAGGCTAAATACTTCTTGCTTTAGCTCGGCGTTGCTCATGTCATACACCGGGTCAAAGTTGCCGTAGTACACAGCCTTTGCATTCTCGTAGGAATCCTTCAGCCTCTTGTCGTTCAGGATGTATCCGTCGAACCGCTGCTTGTAGTGCACGATAGTGCAGTGACTCTTTCCGAGGTACTCACCAATGGCAGTTGTGGTGTATCCCTTGTCCAGAAGAATCTTGGAAAAAATCATGCGGGCATTCACGTTCTCCCTGTTCCTGCATGTTGTAATCAATTCTGTGTTGAGTATGCTTTCCACGGCAGCGTGCAGCACCTCAAACTCTTTACTTATTGTCCGGAGTAAGACCAATTTTGTTCTATTCATCGTGTTAAAATCGGAAGAGAAAGATAGGCAGAGATGTCGTACACAGCCAAGTATCCGGTCTCTTTTTCGGGAGCGGTGACCAAGCTCCACGGCAGAATCCAACCCCTTGCATTTACAGCTTCCCCCTTGCCAACATCTCGCTTCGTGTCTCTCGATTGAAGGTTTGCGTTTTCACAAAAGGTCAAGAGCTTTTCTCTGTTGAACAGGTGGGCGTGACACTTGTACTCACCAAACTTGTTGTCATCAACGAACTGGTCGGGCGCGTGCTTCACAACATAGACCCAGTACTTTGATGTAGATGCGCGAATACCCGTTGCTTTGGGCGGGGTTCGGCTGGGGTTGACGTATTCTATGAAGAGGTTGTCGGTGGGGTTTCTTTCCTTGCCAAATGACTTCCATTTAGCACAGGACTTGGTGTCCCACTTCACCTCATAGTATTGGTTTTCCGTCCTGTCGTGAATGTCCCATCCGGAAACCTTACCCTGAGACTGCTCGTAGTCCCTGCCAGTAATCGTTCCCATGAAGTTCATCCAAGCAAGCTCTACCCTGTTGCCGAACTCAAGGTCTTTAAGAAAGCTGCTCGACATCCTCGTCTTCTATGTATTCTTTCAACGCATGCTTCAGTGCTTCGAGCTCAAGAATTACGAGCTTCTTGTACTTTCTTACGTCGTCCAGTGTTTGCTCCCAGTCTGTAGATGGGTTGCCCTTTCCGTCATGGAGCTGCTCGTACAGCTCCGTAGTCAGCCTCTGTATCTCCTGCGTACAGTAGCTGTAGAGCTGACTAAGTTTTTGCTTCTCCATTGATGTGGCTCAGTATGATTGTTATCGTTTCGTCTACCTGCTTTTTGTTCTTGGGGATGAAGAGCATGTAGTCATCCATGTCGTTGTCCGACAGGTACTTCAGAAACATCTTCCACCTCAAAGGAAAAGTGTGCTGCGATGGAACCCACCCCTTCGTCTCAATGATAAAGCGGTGCTCGTGACTAACGAAGTCAGGTGTGTACTTAACTCCAAGTACCACCCTGTTCGTTGCGTCGGTCATCACGTCCTTCCCCCGTGTTGATTTGTGGTAAACGCCGGGATACCTAAACGAGTCCATCAGCTGAAAGGTCTCGCTTTCATATCCAAATTGAACTTTTGCCTCCCTTAGCTTGTCATAGCAGTATGTCTCCAGAGTTGACTTCAGCTTGACTCCTGCTCTGTTGAGGTCTTTGCGCTTCCTGCCCTTGGTTGGCCTTGTTAGGTTCTTGCGGCGTTTAGCCATGCCCTAAAAGGTACGTTCAGAAGTGCTCTTGTTTACCAACAAGTTGTTCACCAAGCGATGTGAATAGCTTCTGGTGGGGTGCGTGCATGGAGAATCCGCTCTGCGTAGAGTTCAGTTCGAATATCATTGGCTGCGCGTAGGGCGTGGGTTTCCCGCCAGTGTCTACCTCACGAACCTTTCGAACGTGCATCTCAATACACCGCCTCTGAAGTACGTCTGGGTGTTGAATCTTTCTGTGCAGCGTGATGAAACAATCGCTGCGGTTCACCCACTTACCTCCGTGCTCGGTATCCTCTGCGTAGGGAGCAACCTGCAAGCCATCGTCACCCTTCCTTCGCTGGCTCTCTGTGATGCTGTGGGCGTTCACCCATACAGCTACATCCATGTTGTTACTGAAGGTCAGGAACTCTGAGGCAGCCTCGTAGTGATACTCGTGCGGCCCAACACCACGGTTGGCACTCATCTCAATCTTCAGGCTGTTGTATGGGTCTACAAACAATCCGTCAATCGGGTTCTGCCTGTGCACCTTCTCACAGAACAGGATGATGTCCATGTAGCTGTAGGTCTTGCTGTTGTCGATGACAACGAAGTGCTTCTCCACCCACTCTCTTGCTTTCTTGCGCTCGATGTGCGTGGTGCTGCCAATCTTCTTGTTCAGCGCGAACTGCACGAGCTTCATCTTGACAGCAGCGGAGCGATTCTCTGAGCTGTAGATGACCCATCTCCAGTCGTGGTGCATCGAGCTGGCTACCATCAGCCAGAGGGCAAAGGTGGTCTTCCCAATGTTGCTGTGCCCGTTAATCATGACGAACTCCTTCTTGAATACGAAGTTCTCATCCATGAATGCGTTGCCCGTGGACAGACCCAATGGAATTTTGCCATCGACGTACTGCTCAATCCAGTCGTAGTCAACGTCGTCGCTGCTGATGAAGGACATGTCCCCATCGTTCAGCTTCATCTCCCGCTTAATCTTCTCCTCGCTATTGATGACCTCGCTGATGGGCAGCTTCTTTCCGTTTGATACCCCATCTTCGATGGCTTTGAGCGCACCCTCAAGGTTGTCGATGTCTCTCTTCTGAATCTCCCTTTCCAACACCCAGCGAGCAACATCCTCCTCGACGATTCCGCTTGCAACGTATCCACCCATCAAGCTGGCAGCCTTCACCAGCACGTTGTGCTTGTCGCCGTCCTCCGCCTTGCGAATCATGGCAGCGGCGATGTTCACCTTGTTGAAGTCTGTCCTTCCAGATGACTCCCTTACCTCTTGGTTCTGGCTACGCTCAGAGAGCATGCCGCCATACCTCTCGTACTCGCCTTTAACTACGATGTCTGGGTCATACGATTCAAAGCACGCCCGGCTCTCGTTTTCTCCGGTGCTGTCCAGCTCAAGGCCGTACTGCTCTTCGAAGTAACGCTTGAGAGAGCGGTAGTGGTCGCGGTGACGTTCGGTGTTGGTGATTTCTACCAGAGCCTTGACACCCTCACCACTTGGCGATGCCCAGCAGGACAAGATGTATTTGTCACCCGCAAGGGCAGACTTAGTTCTGGCAACATCAACGTGGTCAAAGTCTAAGATGACCAGACCGCTGTGATACTTGAGGCTGTCGTCGCTGCGCTTGTTCTTCTCAAAGATTCCGCTAAAGCATACAGCTGGGAGCTCTTGCTTGACTGACTTGTCGCCCTCACGAATTAGCTCAACCTTTGGTCGGCTCTTGCCCTCCTTTATCCTCGTTAGAACTGTATCGAGGCTCGTAATTACTGCTTCCTGTGTGCGATAGATGGTTGGATAGATGGTTACCTTCTGATTCTTCATTCCGCAGCTGCTGTATCTTGTTCTCGTACCACTTCGCCTTCTCCATGTCCTGCTCCACGCTGTTGCCGGGCTTGTTCCCCGCTCGCATGCGGTACTTGAAGGCATTCATCTCGCAGAACGCGATGTATGAGTCTTTGCCCCAGATGTCTATCATCATCTGCCAGACCTGCTTCTCCCCCCTCTTGTAGTGCGTTGGGTTTATAGCGTCTAAGTCTGATTTGGATTCTGTCTTTGAAGGCTTCGAGGGTTTTGATGATGCCTTTGATTGTATCAATTTGCTCATGGGGAGTAAGAAAGTTTTGAGCCTCTAAATTAAGGTCGTCCTTCTCGAAGGCATCCAGCTTTTCCAGTACGATTCGAGAGGCTGTTTCGAAGTACGTTCTGTAATCAGGACTTGAGACGAAGTACATCTCATGGTTCTGCTTGTAGTGGTAGATGGTTGTCCTGTCCTTGTTGAACAGGTTGGCACACACGGTGTGATGAAAGAACGCGGATGTCGCGTTGGCGAACGCTGCCCTCAGCTCTACCTGCTGTCGGGTTCTCGACTCTGATGCCTCGATGCCAATCGCCTCAAGGTAGTCGCGGTATGTTTCTCTAAAGATGTCCATTTCAGTAAGGCTTTTAGTACTCCCGGCAGGACTCGAACCTGCAACATTCACCTTAGAAGGGTGATGCTCTATCCAGTTGAGCTACGAGAGCATAGCGAGGGGAGCCAGAACAATTCACGAAACTGACTCCCCCCTTGCGGTCTACATCCTAACCACTATTTAGAATGGCACTTCGGTGGTGCTCTTCGCTTCCACCTTGCGCTTCTGTTCGCTCTGACTGTTCGGGTCGTACACCGAGCAGAAAGCTTTCATTCGACGATTGTCTTCACGGTCTGGCACGGACACCACGTCGATGTACACGCGCCCCTTGGAGGTTGCGTACTGCTTCAGGTTGTCCAGCTCTTCGAGGGTGAAGGAGATGCGCTGGTTTACTCGTGGGGATTCAGTGTATCCCACATACACGTTGCTGTTCTCAGCCATGTTTGATAAAAATTAAAGGGTTAACGTAAACTGCTTGTACCGGTTGCGGGATTGTACAACTCCCATAAGTCCTTCAGCGTACAGCCACATGAGCCGTAGCTTGCTTCTGTCCTGCTCGTCGAGGGCGTTAGCCAACTCCGTGTAAGGCATGTTCAATTCGGTGATGGCGTAGTATGCTGTAAAGCATCGGTCGGTAAAGCCGTCCTTGCCAAAGTCCTTGCACTTGGTGATGTCGATACCGAAGTGCACGTTTGCTCGGGTGATTAGTTCTTGTCCTGTCATCAGATTACTCCTTTGATGAAGAACGTATCCGTCTCCAGATTATTGTCCAAGTACCGAGTAATTCTCTCAACCGCTCGGTCAAACTTAGCTTGCCCGTTGGCGATGGTCTCGTCACTTGCTTGGTACACACCGATGACGTATGGATAGGCTTTCTCCTGCGCCACCCAGTAGAACTTGTCCAGACCCAGAACGCTACAGTAGATGTAGGCTTGGATGTCGTAGCCGTAGTCTCTGACCGCATAACGGAAAGATGATAGGCTTCTGGTTGTCTTGTGGTCACTGATGTAATCTTTGTTCAGGCAGTCCAAGAAGCCACGAACTGGCACGCCGGAGATTTCCTTGTTGAACTCGTGCTGGTAGTCACCGATGAGGTAGTCCTGTAGTACACCAGTCACTTTGAGTCTTTCAATCATCTCCTTGGCTTTCTGAAAGTCATCTTCACCGATGAGCTTCACGCCTTTCTCGTCAGCCTCTTCTTGGAAATCCTTGACCCAAGCCTTGTACTTGTTCGTCATGCGGGGTGCACGACCGCCTATCTCCTCACACTTGGTGCTGTCGTTGAGCACCATGAACTGCTTGTCGAAGTCCTCTGGCGTAAAGAGAAGGCAATCGTACATGCTTCCAAAGGTCAGGGCATCACTCTCTTTCTTCAGCTGTCCTCTCATGTACATCTCCCACAGGCGCATGTCCTGTAGTGCGTACTTGATAGAGCTGTAAGAGAGATGTCCCTTACCTACCGCTTCTGCTAATTGAACCGACAACATTAGGCTTCGGCGTATTCAGCAAGCTTGCTGTATTGAGTCTTATTGAACTTGGTCTTTGACTGCTTCTCAATCTTAGACCATGCCTCCTTCTTGTCGGTGGCATTCTTCAGGTAGGTCACGGCCTTCTGGTAGTCCTGCTCTGTGGTGTCAGGCTCGTCCTGTTTGGCGATGGCCTCCTTGACCTCGTTGGCTGAGGCAATGCTCACGTCGATACCGATGCTCATCATGGCGAGGGCGCGACCAACTGCTGAGGTCTCACAGTTCTCGACAAACGATGTCTTGTTGATGTTGCTCGCCGACTTGACCTCATGGGCATGACCCGTAGCGATGACCCGTTGGTCGGTGTCGGCAATGATGCACTTACAGATACACTCATCCCCCGACTCCATCATGGTAATCTCTGTGGAGATAGTCCAGTTCTTGTATTGGTCTTCCTGTCGGAAGAATTTGATACGCTCGTTTACCTCGACGTATTGCTTGCCACGGATGTTCGTGGTCTTGAATTTGTGTTTTGACATTTCTATTCAATAAAGGATTCAACTTCTTTTATCATCCACCCCTGTAGTATCACCACTGGTTGCATCAGGATGCACAGCAGGAGGATTGGCGACGCTATCAGCATCTTGACTGCTCTCTTCATAGGCTTTGACTAAATCTTCGTATTCATCAAGCAGTACACTCTGTTGTCTAATCAAGTTGCTGTACGCTTGCCTTTCGGATTGCACCGCTTCTGCGAAGTTCGAGGTTTTCCTCGACATTTTCAACAGGTTAGTACACATTTTTTTCCACATGTTGGTAGCTTCGCTCATGCTTCCCAGTCTGTTAGGGGGTCTCGCAACCCAAGGTTCTCGGCTTCATCAGCGACAAGCATACACGCTTGCACCATTTGACTCTGGTCTAATTTGCCAAGGTCATACCTACGGCAAACGTCAAGGAACATCCGGCAGATTGTCCGGCTGTCATGCAGGTCGAACTGCATTGCCATGCCCTCGGCTTGGCTCATAGCTTCTGTTGTTTTACTCATTGTAAAAGGGGGGTTTGGGGTTATACAAGTTTCTGATTTCGTCCCTGACATGTCCCGACAACTCGTGCCAGTCGATTGTCTGAAGGCATCCATCAACGAAGTCCTTGAGGATTCCGTTAGGTAATGTCTTGTAGGTGTCCTCGACCAGCATGTCGAAGCAGTCTCTACACCACTGCGGTGTGGCTCCTGATACGTCCTTGGGGTCTTCGTTCTCGATGTACAGCTCTGCCAGCCCCTCGACGTATCCCCAGACGTTGACCAGCCACGTCTCTCTGTTGCGGAATGACTCGTAGCTCATGGCGTTGGGGCTTTGAGTTCAACGATGTCGGCGTGGTCGTGCAACACTCCGTTGCGGCGAGCCATGTCCATGCCCTGCTCGTAGGTGAAGTACCTGCGGTCGGGGTCTTCGATGTGGTCTACCTCGGACACGTCATCCCATACGCTGTAGCGGAGGATGCCGTCGCCACCCAGTACCCAATGCTCCTCACCCTCTTGGAAGGGGAACTGAAGCCTGCGCTGGTACTCAGCCCAGTCCTTCTTGAAAGCCTCCAGCTTCTCTTGGATTTTGAGCTTGTGGTACTTCTGATAGCAGGCCGTGAAGGGCACTCTCTTGGATGACACGTTACCTGCGTACACTTGACAGAAGGCCATCATAGCCTCGTCTGTCCATTGAATTTTTTTTACGTCTTCACTCATGATGAATTGTTTTTTGGGGTTTCTATCTCGATAACGCCAGACCTTCTGGGTTATTGTGCTCCGCTTGTTAACGGATGTTAATTACCAAGATGAGCTGTACTCGAAGTCCATCGAGTGCTTCATGTCCTTGGCTTGGATTTGCTGTGTCACGAGCTTCTCGATGGTCTTTGCGGTCATACGCAAGTCCTCGAAGTAATACTCGTCATACTTCGTCGTGCCGTAGAAGAACCCGTCTTGCGTTGGCAATAGCTCTTCGGCTCGCTCTGGCGATGCAATGACAGCAAGGCAGGCGTGTCGTAGTTCCTGTAGTTGCTCGATGCTGACGTAGTACGCGGCGCAATCGTCTTTGCCGTCCTGTACGTTGTCAACGAACCACCTGTGGATGGCATTGGCCTTTCTCCAGTACAGCACCTCCTCTCGGATGCTGGTCAGTTCGCCCACACTTCCGAGGAAGGGCACGCGCTTGTTGTTCATCTTCGCAGAGACCTTGTAGTCTCTGTCTGGTCGGTGACTCCAGTTCCTTACGTTGTGGTTCCGGGTCAGGTACATATCAAGTCCCATGGTGAATTGTTTTTAGGGGTTTAACTGATGTCCAATGCTTCCAGCTTCCAGAACAACGAGATGACATCGTTGAAGTCTGTCAGCGCGGTCTGAGACACTTGGTCTCCGCTCTCGGAGAAGACAACCACTTCGTTCACGCCGTTGAGCGTGGTGATTGACAGCTCTAACTTGCCGATTTGAATCTTCATGACTCCGGACTCGACGGCCTTGTTCTGCACCACCTTGAATGGGCGCGGGGTTTTCTCAAAACTCATAGTGAATTGTTTTTGGGGTTGATGTATTCAGTTGGGATGAAAAACGCTTGAGACTCACCGATTGAATCATAGTCGGCAAGGACAGCGTGGTCGTTGAACCAAGGCTCGTCCATGTAGCTCTGTGATTCAGGCCACAGCACGAGAGTGTAGGTTTCTTGGGGATTCTGCATAGTGAATTGTTTTTGTGGGTTATACAGTTAGAACGGCAGGAACTCGTGTGTTATTGTGCCATCCTCGGATAAACTTCCTTGGTCGATGAGGTGACGAGCCATGCGCCCGTAGCTACCTTGGAGAGACCATGCCATCCTTGTCTGGATGAGCACGGAGAACAGCTCCAACACCTCGTCAATGGTCTGCATGTTCTGCTCCTCGAAGCGGATAATCATGTCAGTCAACTGACGTGACTCTGGGATTGCGGCTTTACTCTGCATCTTCAATGGTTTCAAATTCAACTCCATCTAACTTGTACTCTGCCTCCGTCACAGCCTCGTCGAGAGATTGTACGAAGTATCGTAGCTCGGTCAGCATGTCCTCGGTGGACATTGCACGGACACAGTGCTTAATCTCATAGAACAGGTGGCCGAAGTCATCGACAACACGGGTTGTCGTTTCGAGGGATGGGGCGCAGTCCCACCCGTCTTTTGTTGTCTTAATGATTTTACTCATGGTGAATTGTTTTGTGGTGTTTCTATAGTTAGAACGCACCGGGTTTTGAGATATTGCCCTCTGGTTGTTAATGAAAGCTAATTAGCTCCATCAGGCTGTACTTGGCATCGAGGGCTTGGATGACAAGCTGTTGCGATTCTGGGTCAACTCCTTGGAAGAGGTTGTACGCCTCCACCAGCTCGTCCTTCGACAGGTCAAGCTCGATGAATGGATTGGGGCAGTTATCGAATGGATTCATGCCGCCTCTCCCTCCTCGCAGACAACGCCCAATGCGTTGCCCACGATTTTGTTCTTGTGCTCGGCAAGGTTCTTCTTGACCGACTCAACGTCACCCTTGAAGAGGGCGAGGTCTTTCTTCAGCACCGCCAACTGCTCTTCCATGTTCTTGATGACTCTCTGCTTTCCCTCCAGCGTGCTTGCCGCATCATTCTGCTTGCGGATGAGGACGCGCAACTTCTCGGCATCTTCGTACTTGAGGCCAGAGGCGACCACCTTGTCACCCTCTTGAACCTTGTCGCATTGGATGACCTCGTGGCGACCCTCGACCACAGAGAACGTGGACTCTTGGGGCAACTCGATGCCCTTGGCATCAGCCAGCTGGCAGATTTCGTCCTTGGTGAACAGCCCGTCAAAGATGCGATACCCACGCTCGGCCTGACGGACAGCCCCTTCAACAGCCGTCCGCTCCCTGTACTTCAGGGTGTCTGGCAGGGTGACGATAATGTCGTACAGCTTGTCCTCGCAGTTGACGAAAGCCCAGCGACCATGAGCCAGCTTCTCGACCATGTATGCTCCCTCCTCGTCCTTGACAACGCGCAACTGGTGCCCGATGAAGAGAACGTCGGTGAACACGTCGATGTGGTCATCGAACATGGCATCGGTGAACTCGTAGCACACCTGACTCTCTTCGAGTCCGGCACGGAGCGGGTCGCCAGCAGGAACCCTCTTCAGGTACTTGCTCTTCTTGATTTTCTTCTTGACCTCAGTGTTGTGGTCACGGAGAAGGTCGGTGTCATAGAATTGACCAAGGACGTTCTCCAGCACTTGCTGGAGGTCGTAGTCACTCAGCTGGTCGCGGTAGGGCACATCGTTGCCATCCTCGTCGAGGTTCAGCATGGACAGCTCGTGACTACCTTCCTCACACAGGGTCAGACCCCAGTTGCTGGTATTGGGCACCACTTCCAAGAACCGTTTGCACTTGGCGATGCGGTCAGCACCGAGGGCGGCGAGACGAGCCTTTCGGATGGCGGTTTGGTTCTCAGGCTTCTCCATCTCGTAGTAGCCTGCCGGGATGATGCCGAAGCTGTTGGCGGTGAGCTTGACGAACTGCTCCTGAATAGCGGAGTAGATGTTGTAGCGGTAGCTGAACATGCCTTCTCTGGCGATGGCGGCTACGTCGATGATGGCTTGCTTTGCCTCCGGTGTGAAGGCGATGTCGTTTTTCTGTACTCTCATATTGAATTGTTTTTGAGGGGTTCTGTAGTAATAACGCAGGGCTTTCCTTGTTATTGTGCTCAGTTTGTTAACGGACGTTAATCTTGTTTTTTTGATTCGTCAACTATCACGAAGACCTTGACCTCCACACATTCGGAGAGCAGTCCAGTCAGGTCGCATCCACAGATGTGTCGCTCGCTTGATTTGCACTCGAACTCGACGCTGACCAAGTTGGGGTAGTCCTCCTCTCCCTCCATCTGGTACCACCGAACTTCGCGCTCCAAGAGGAACTCCTCGTGTGCTGTGAGGCACTCGGTGTCCCCGTTAAAGATGGCGGGGAGGAACTGCTGTCCGCAGGTCATGATGTCTATTTGAATTGATTTCTGCATTCTCTCTCTGGTTTCTATAGTAGTAACGCTGTTCGGTTGCTACTTATTGTGCAATGGGTTCAACATTTTTTCCGTACCACACCTCGTCCACGTTCCAGCCCTTCTTGCGCTTCATGTACGCGATGAAGTTGTCAACGTGCGCCTCGTCGCTGAACGTCTTGGAGCACGCCCAGACACCTCGTCCCCATGCGCTCCCAGTGTAGAACTGGATGGTGGCGCGGAACTTGCGGTCGGTGCGGATGATGCCAGTGTATGGGTAGCTGGCGTATGCGATGGGTGTGGATGGGTATGTCGTCATTCTCTCTCTGGTTTATATAGTAGTAACGCTGGATGTCTTCGTTTTATTGTGCGCTACTTGCAAAAATTCGTTAACGCCCCGGAGGGCGGAGGGGAGGCTTACGCCTCTCCCCCCATGATGAAGTCCACAGCCTTCATTGCCTTGTTTGCGGCTGACAGAGCCATCTTCGGCTTGTCCTTCAACTGCTTCACCCAGTTGTTAATGTAGGCTTGGCTGTTGGCGTGGTCGTCCTTTGGCTCGATGCCTGTGAGACCGACGAGGAACTGGGCACCAATCTCAGCCACCAGCTCCTCCTTGCTGTAGTCCTCGGAGCCGAATGCCGCCACCTTGTTGAGGCGGTTCAGGATGTCCTCGTGGCCTGTGCTGTGCACCAGCTCGTGGAACAGCGTCTTGTAGTAGTCGTCGTTGGTGACGAACGTCTCAGGCTTGGGCATCTGGACGTGGTGGCGCATTGGAGCGTAGAATGCGCTGGCTCCGCCGTGACCCAACGTGGGCTTCTTGTCCTCTGGGTACAGCTCCCCGTAGACCTTCTCGGCCTGCTCGATGGGGCTGAACTCGCCAGCTTCCTCCACAGGCTTCATGGGCTTGCGGCGCGGCTCGATGCCTTCGCACTGGGCGATGTTGAACACGTTCCAGAGGCGCGGGCTGAAGACCTTCTCCAGCAACGGGCGGACACTGGCAGGAGCGTCAGTCACCTTGCGGTAGTACTTGACCGGGCTGGCTGTGCGGTCAACGTAGCTGATGTTCCAGAACACAATCTCAGTGCCCTTGGAGCCTTTGAGGACGTTGCCCCCAGCCTTGGCTGCCTGCTTGTAGGTCAGCCACTCGTTGTGTTCGTAGCCCCGTTCGGTCTGCTCGATGCAGAGGAACAGCTGGTTCAGCCCCTTGTAGGCTCGGCCTGTGGTGTTGTTAATGGGCATCATAGCACCCATGCCCTGTCCAGCGTTCCAAGGCTTGAACCATTGGAGTCCCTTGGTCTGGAGACCTTCGATGATGCGGTCGGTGACCTGCTGGTAGACGTCTTTCTTTGCTTTGCTCATGGCTTTCAATTTGTGGGGAGACCCTGTTGCCTCCCCGGTTCGATAGTAGAACGTGTCTCGCTCTGGGATTATTGTACTGGGGTGATGATTGCGTGCTCTTCCCCGTTCACGATGTCATCGAAGGTCAGGTTGGCCTTGATGCTTGTGTGAGCCATTCGCAATGTGGCAACCATGCCGTCGATTCCGGTGACCTTTGCCGTCGCCACTCGGACAGCTTCACGGGCTTCACGGCGAAGCATCTTGCCTCCTTCGCTCTTCAGGTTCATGGCGATGAGTCCTTCCAGACGGGCTTCAGCCTTGGTGAGGTCTTCGAAGGCTTTGCGCAGGGCGACCTCGGCGTTGTTGCGGGCTTGCTGGAGGTGTGCCTCCGTGCTGATGAGTAAGTCTTTCATTTTCAATGAGTTATGTGGATTTGACATTCTATTTAGCTATCGCGTTCAGTAGTAGAACGTATCTCGTTTTGGTTTTAGTATGTGGCAGGTAGAAATCTTTCTGGTGCATCCCCATGTCTGGGTAGCGTATAGGATTGGGTCAAGGATGGGGCGGTGATTGTGCCTTGGGTGTTTGCCTCTCGACCACCGAGCGGTGCGCTGTCATCTCCTGTGTCAGACCATGGATGGAGCAGGCCACCGACCAGACCAGCAGGAGCCATGGGGTAAAACGCTGAATGTTTTGCGGCAACCCGACACGTTTGCAGGGGGTGGGGTCAGCGATTGCGTTTCCGTTTGCACGTCGTAGCGTCTGTATGTATGTATAATCCCATGGGGGTACATTTCTCATCGCTTTTTTCACTCGAAATAGGGATTAGCGTAGGCGTTATTGGGGCTACTTTTGCCGAGTTAATCGTTTCACTCACCAAAAAGCACTTGACTTTTCAAATTTTTTCGTGTAACTTCGCATCAGCTTAGCGAGAACGCTTCACGTCGAGTGCTTGCAGTAGCCGCACTCACGTTAGCTACGGTAGCTACCACCATTTTTGGAAACGTGGCTACCGCTCTTGTTCAGACTAAGAATCGTGTGCGAGGGGATGCTTTACCCAAAACCCAACCACATGTCACGCTACAAATTTCACGCACTCTTTGTCCTTTGGATGCTTACCCTCTTGCTCGTAAGCAGGGCCAACTCTCAGTGTGTCACATTCGGAGAACCAGAGGACTTAGCTGTAAGGACAATGGGGTTCCTCCCAGATGAACCAGAGTGGAAATCGGTCAACTACGTCATCCACATCTACCATACCGACAGTCTCCCGTACAGCTATCTGCCGACCCACATCGTAAACGACGCAGCGGACCATTTGAATGAAGAGTTTGAGGAGGCGATGTATCAGTTTGATTTGCTGTCCATAGAGTATCACGACTTTGACGAGTACGAGTATTCCGACGGGTTACTCAATGACTACTGTGTACCCTACAGCCCGTTTGCATTTACATCTATGAATGACTACTTGGAGGACAAGGTGTGGGACAGGGAGACGGTAATGAATGTTCATGTGTTCCCGGCTTTCTGTCAGGGCATACTGGGTTTCGCGTGGACCGCTTACGCACCTCAAACAACACTAGACGGGGTGTGGGTTAAGACAAGTGTATTCGGAAGGCTCGGAGACCACCTATTGAACAACAGGGATGAGAACAAAACCCTTATCCATGAGGTCGGGCACTTCCTGAGTCTTCACCACGTCTTTAGAAACATAGACAACTGCGGGCAAGACCTCGGTGATTGCGAAGAGACAGGAGACTTTGTTTGTGACACCCCACCGACCAAAGTAAACTGGAGCTGTGAAAACCCGATATGCCCCCCAGCCCTGTACAGCTACACACCGGACAATCACATGGACTACTATGTAGATTCATGTAGGCAACACTTTACCGATGGTCAGATTGAGCGCATGCATAACATGATTGAAATCACTAGGCCGGGACTCACGACGGGTGACCCGTACTGCGCGGGAGACATCAGCGGGGATTTCATTGTGGGTACGAATGATTTGATGCTGATGCTTACTCATGTAGGGGATGTAGATTGGGTTGATGGAGACCTCAATGGAGATGGTTTCTTTACAATTACAGACATACAGATTGTGTTAGCCAACTGGGGTCAGATTTGCTTCGGAGCAGAGCTAGACCCGTTTTACAGAGAAGAGCAAGTAAGGAGAAAGTCAGAGCGACGGTTCTGAGATGACGTAGTACTCCTTTTACTATTTTTGTGGGCATGGACGCACTAACACAGTTTGAGCTTTTAGTTATAGCGGGCTCACTGATTGGAATCTGGATTAAGCACCAATCAGACTACAGCTCATTGAAGGGAAGGGTAATCGCCTTGGAGACAGATAACTCCGAGATGAAGGAGGACATCAAGCAGCTGTTGAAGGAAGTGCAGGAGGTCAAGATTCTCTTGGCTAAGAACCAGATGCAATAATCTGATTTCTGCTCCGTTATAGGAGTATGAAAAAACAATTCCAGACCTATACCAACACCAAGGCTCGCGTCACGGCGGTCTACCACAAGCCCCTCAAGTGTTGGGTATTCATGAAGCACACAAAGGACGGAAGAGTCCATGCGCGGGTAGCACCCGCCTACGGTCTCCCCCCT